AGCGTTATGAATTTGTTAAATCGTCTTTTGCAATGGCAAGCAAGCCGCACACTACAAGGACTATGTAGTAAGTAATCATTCCAACCTCATTATGTCTGTGAAGCGCGATTATACTTACCTCCCATCCTTTTAGGTAATGACTTTACTAAATAAGCGGCATACCAAAAGGTTATATTTTCGTTTCATGATCTATCAAGAAATCAATGTAGTGTTTAGCCTTTCGGAGATCATCTATCCCTCCCTTAGACTGCCACCTAGAAACGTATTTAACCACATTTCCCTCACAATATCCAAGTGAGTTGCCCAAGATGTAATCAATGGGCTGTATCTCAAGGTCTTTGTAGTGGGTTCCACCTATCTGGATATCCTTACTCAAAACGGAATATCTTCTGTGATTGGGGCAGAGTTTGCTTTGTACTCATCAACCCATTCCTTGTTAGTTTGCTGTTGCACTCGCTCAGTCTCTCCAGTGTAGAAAACCTTAACATTACCCAAGATAGGAGTCTTAACACCCTTCTCTCGCTCTTCTTTGTCTACAGACTGACTGATAAAGCCGTTGTTTTCATACTGATCTTGCTCGGCAGTGTCTACAAACGTAGTAAGGTCAAGGTAAGTCCCCTTTTCTCCCTTGTATAGCCGCTCTTTGTCGATCTTTGTTACATCAATTCGTACCGATAATCCTACTTTCATTTTAAATTCTCCGTTTCATTTACAATAATATCAACAGCTTTTTGTACTTCAGCCGCCAACTTCTCTATGTACTCATCATCACGTTCCACTCTTACGATAAGGTGGGGTAGTTCTTCAGAGTACGCCATTAAATCCCACCAACTACGCCCAGTAATCATCATACAGCCCATGATTTGTTGCTTGTATTTGTTGATAAAAGATTTATTGTTTCTGTGATAGCCTATCAGATTGGAATCAGTCGGGCATTTTATCTCTAACCCTCCGTCCTCTCCTACAAAACCATCTGGACTGCAACCAAACTCTTCTGAATCGTCTAGTATAAACCCATATTCTGTGACTTCTTGCTCAGTTATGAACTCGTAATGCTCTCTGGCCTCATTTTCGAGCCTTGTCCCACGCTCCATATGCTGATTTACGTAGATAGGGACACGAACACCCTTCAATCTTTCTTCTATCAGATCATTTATGTAACCATCAGCCTGAGAACTAGCCTTTCCTGCGGAGGTAATCAGCTTATTAAACATGGAGGCAGAGGGTCTACCCAGTCTTGAGGCAAACCACTCGTCACTCCCCTGAAGATGCTCTAGGGCGATCATTGCTTAGCCTTTGCATTCAGTGCCGCAACAGCTTTAGAGTAATTTATAGCTAACATCTCATCCACTGAGGTTGCTTTGAAGTGCTTTAGAAACACCTTAACATCTACTCCATGCTCTGCAAGTAGCCCTTTGATCTCTTTAGCCTGATCGCCAGACAGTACAGCATTTTTACTCTGGTTATTCCTAATCATTGCCGACTCTGCATCATCATCAGCCGTTGGAATTCCTGCAATAGACTGCAAAGCGTACCGTCTTGCGTACGTAATGGCGCTTCCTGCCGCTTGTGGATCAGCTTTAGTTGTGGGTAGCGTGTAGGAATGCTCTAAATACTCTCCAGATTCATGCATTAATAAGGTTGATACACCAATTCTACCATCATCATTCGTTGGAAACTGAGTGTATGATAGACCATGATTTGCAAACGGCTCTTTAATTGCCTTGATTACTGAAGTTAGATCAGCATAATCAGACTTAAAGAATGGGTTTTTACTATCCTTAACTGCACCGCCCATTTCTGCTTGTGCTTTGCATAAAGATGCCGCTAGATTTTTAATTGATTCACTAGTGTTCATTTTACAATCCTCAGTTTTGGTTTAAGGCGATCTATGCTTTCTTTACTTGCATAAAGAGGGTGTAAATCGGCTAATTGCTTGGCCCCATCCTCGCCCATAATTGAGCAAGCGGCAGTGTACACACCACAGCCAAAAGCTAAATTCATTGGAAGCTCCTCATCCGTTGCGTTGTTTTCGGTTTCAGCACAGCTTTTAAAAAGCTCATCAAATGCTCGTATAATGTCTTGCTTATGTACATCACTCATCTTATGCTCCTACTTGTTGTTCGTGGGCATACTGCTGACCATACCCTTGATAGTATTTATCTGACTCTCCGTCTTCCGCTTCGTGACCATGTATGCAATCGTACTCGCCTCTCTCGTAATCTGAGAAACTTTCCAACATTAAGTTAATGTAGATGTTCCCATCTTCAGGTGGGTTAGTTCTATTTGGGTCTTCGTACTGTCTCATGTCTATCTCCTATTGTTGTTTGTCATAGTATAATGGACTGTGCTTAACTAGATGTCAACAAAAGTTTGACTAGAGATTAAAATTAATTTACAGTTCACACTCAATAGTTATTTAACTCGGTGTTTTCGCCAAAAAGGAAATGTTATGGACATCAACAAATCAATCGATCATTTTATGTATGAGTTACGTTTAAATCAAAGTCAGCTTGCAGTCAATGCAGGGTTAGACATTGCTACCCTAAGTTTAATCAGAAACAACCACCGATCTCCGAACATGAAGACACTAACTAAACTAGCTAATGCTTGTGAAGTTAAGGTATCAGAGTTTATTGCGGTAGGTGAGTAATGGAGAAGCCATCCTATTTCGCTATTCTGACCGCTGATGTTCGGTATGACAAGACCTTGAAGCCACTGGCTAGGTTGTTGTACGCAGAGATTACTGCATTATGTAACCAAGAAGGCTATTGCTGGGCAGGGAATCAATACTTTGCTGATCTCTATGAGGTAGACCCTAAGACGGTTAGTAATTGGATAGGACAGCTTAAGATAAAAGGATACATTACAGTACAACTTGAATACAAGGAAGGCACTAAGCAAGTCCTTAAAAGATACATAAGAATTAACAAAGGGGGTATGGATGAAATAATGGATACCCTCCCCATTAAAAAATGTATACCCTCCCCACAAAATGATGGGGACCCTCCCCATAAAATAATGGAGGATAATAAGACAATTAATAATACATTTAATAATACAACTAATAAGGGGACTCGTTTCACTCCTCCCAGTGTTGATGAAGTTAGTGATTATTGTAATCAAAGAAACAATTTAGTTGATGCAGAAACCTTTATTGATTTCTACCAAGCAAAGGGATGGATGGTAGGCAAGAACAAGATGAAAGATTGGAAGGCTTGTGTAAGAACATGGGAAACTAACCGCAAACAGCGATCTAAACCCAAACAACAGGGGACAATAAAAGATCGATCTATTGAAGATGCACTGACAGACACATCATGGGCGAATTAATTATGGAACACGATAGCAGAACAATTTTAATTGAGTACAAGGGTAAAAATCCTAAGCTAACATCAGGTACATTCTACAGCAGGGACGAGTTGGCTAAAGCATTTGGCGTATCTAAAACATTTGTATGCGAACGGTTGAGATACAAGGCAACTGCTAGAGACAATAACTTTAAGAAAATTAAGCGCGTTCAAACACAGTTTAATGGCAATCAACATCAACAAAAATTGATGACTTTTGTAGGGGATGATGCCCGCTTTAATGCAGGAGAGAAATACACAATTAAAAAATTAGCTGAGATTACTGGTCTTAAACCAAATGCGTTAAGCAAAAGAATAGGTAAGGCTACTACGTTTAGTAACCACCATGTAAGACCAATATCTAAAGCTGTAAGTAAAAGCCACTTTCAACCACAGTTAGCAAGTAGCGTCTTTGAAAGCCACGCTGAATTTATAAGTGCACAATGGTTAAGAAGGAAACTCTAATGCCTGAAGGTTATACAGTAAAAAACGACAAGTCTTTGGAAGATTACCTAAAGTTTGCAACTAAACTGTATGAGGAAAGAAAATACGTTACGTTTAATTACACACTTGGTAAGCCACGATCACCAAAGCAACAAGCGGCACTGGAAGTCTACTTCAGAGAGGCGGCTAAGAAGTTAAACGATGCAGGAATCTACCACCAGATGAACGCTAAGTTTATGAAGGGTGACATCGAGATACCTTGGACACAAGAATCATTTAAAACATTTTGGAAGCAGATTCAAAACACCATGTATGACATAGAATCTACTACCGAGATACACTCTGACAAAGTAGCTAAAGTATATGACGCTATCAATCGGGGTTTGGTGGAGCGAACTGGTATACACATACCATTCCCTTCAAAAGACATGACTGAGTAGGAGTTAACATGGAAATTTTATTAGGAATTGCATGGCTTATACTAATCGGAATGTGTGCAAGAGGTTGGTGGCATATGGTTAGTGATGAACAAAAACTTTGGGAAGAAAGAAAGAAGAACAACAAACGCTAGGGTATACTCCGTGAAGGGTTCTGGAAGGGCGTTTAAAGGGCTTGTAGAGCTTTCTAAGCGCGTTTAGGTATAAATATGATCTACCCTACAGGGTATGGTAAAATGAGGTTATTTATGGCTGTTACATTACGTTCTAAGTGTTTGACTGCAATCCAAAAGTTAGCACGGATTTCAGCGGCAGATGAATATGGAATGGTTCAATGTGTATCTTGTGATAAGAGAATG